ATAATATGAGTGATGAAAATATTCATATAAAGTCTAATGATGATGATAAAATCATTGTCAAAGATAATACCCAAATTATAAAACTGCAAGGACCGAAGGGCGACCCAGGTTTGCAAGGGCCCCCTGGTCCTCCAGGTCCTCCAGGCGAACCTGGTCGAAATGGTGTTGATGGCGAACAAGGGTTGCAGGGTATTCAAGGCCCTCCTGGTAAAGACGGAAAGCCTTTTACTTATGATATGTTCACGCAAGAGCAATTAGAGAATTTAAAAGGACCAAAGGGCGACGCAGGACCGCCGGGTCCTCCTGGTACTGGTGCTAGTGTAGATTTATCAGATTATGCAACTAAACAAGAAGCCGATAATCTGTATCTAAAAAAAGTTGATATAAGAAATTACCTTACTATGCTAGGCGACCCTAAATATGCATTAAAGACGGAGCTAAACGATTATTTGTCTAAAACAGATGCGACAAATAATTACGCTCAAAAGGGTTGGGCTACTCAAACATTCGCCTATAAGAATGATTTAGATACTTTTGTTAAGAAGAACGAGATTTCTCAATATGCGCTAACTCCTGGTGATGCTAGCACTCGTTATGTTAACAAAATAGAGGGACAATCTTTTGCTCAAAAATCTGAATTAAGTGATTATGTAAAGAAAACAGAAATTAATCAGTATGCATCAAGTACACAAGGGTCACCTGGGCCTAAAGGGGAACCTTTTAAGTATTCCGACTTCACGCAAGAACAACTTAACGCACTAAAAGGGCCTAAAGGTGATAAAGGGGAACCAGGACCGCCAGGACCTAAAGGCGAACCATTCAAATATTCTGATTTTACGGCGGAACAATTATTGACTTTAAGAGGGCCTAAAGGCGACCCTGGAAGCGGTGGCGGACAAGTAACTTCGCAACCAATCGAATTATATGAAGTTGTATGGGGTATTGCTAAGGCCGGAGCATATGGTGCGGATAGAGGGTATTTAGCGTTTGATCCATTAACTGGTTGGGGGTACTTGCATTTTGATTTTATATTGACTAACCCTTCTGGCAATGGAGGTATGGTCGCACAGCTCCCACCAAATGCACCAGTCGCAGTACGACTAATAGAAAAAAGCGTTAATGTAAATAACAATAGTGTTTATGTTGAGCGAAATAGCCGTATAATTAAAGCCTGGGGTGTACCAGCGAACACACGTTATATTATTGATATTATAGGTTATTGGAGAAAGGGGTAACAGATGTGGACTTGGCAATTTGAGTTGAACGACATACTAACCACCATTACAATTGTAGGGGTGGTTGTAGGTGCAGGATATAGATTGTTGATTATTCCGTTGTTACAACAATTAGACTCACAACGGATGCAAGATAATCTTATTTTTCAAGAAAAATGGGGTGTGCTAACTGATACTCTAAAAGACTTGAAAGATGAAATTAAATTATCACGTGCAGAACGAATTAAAGCTGAAAGCAAGCAAGTGTTGTTGTCAGCAAAAGTTGAAGCCTTAGAAGTACGTGTTGATGATATAAAGGAAGAACTTCATGAACATACCACCAAATATCATTAATACAATTAAAAAATCTTATAAATCTGTGAGGGTGGCTAACATCCACCCTACAGGGGTATTAGCAACAAGGGTACTAGTATTAGTTATGCTAGTACCTATTTTATTAGTGGTTACTCAATATATCATGGCTTTTATTAGCGGTTATGTATCTGATGATGCCAATAAGATAATTAGTGTTGGGATTAACATCATAGATCATATCTTTATTCCGTCTGTATTAACCGCATTAGTAGGTTTTCTTGCCTTATGGATTGATAAAGATGGTAATGGTATACCAGATAAATTAGAAGAACCGCCTAAAATGCCAATGATTGAAAGGGGTGATATAGATGGTAAACATTAGTTTAAATGAATTGAATGATTACTGTAGCCGTGCAGTAGGTGAAATTAATAAGATATATCTACATTGGACTGCTGGCAGATATAATCAACAATTTGACGATTACCACATCAATATTGATGGTAGCGGTAATATTTACATTAATGGCGAATTAACAGACCATAAGAACCACACATGGATGCGTAATAGTGGTGCGGTTGGTATTTCTTTAGACTGTGCATATAACGCACAATGGGTAAATAACTTAGGCGATTATCCACCTACAGATGCACAGATTGAAGCACTAGCACAAGTGGTGGCGGTATTATGTGTTGATTTAGGCTTACCAGCTAGTATCAGCAATGTACTAACTCACGCAGAAGCAGCCGACAATATGGACGGCTGGTATGCACATGAACCTTACGGCCCTAATTCTACTTGTGAACGATGGGATTTATGGGTAGTGCGTGAAGGTGATGAAGCTGGTAGCGGTGGTGATGTAATTCGTATGAAAGCTAAATATTATGCTCAACAATGGGGAAGTAATATATAGGGGGTATATATGTATGTTAAAGTTAAACAATTTACTGAAAAGTATCCTTGGTGCGTTCCTGTTATTCTTGTCATTGTGTGCTTCCTCTGCGTATGGTTCTACACCAACAGAAGCAGTAACATTGACACCACAGGAATACGCAACGCTGAAAACGAACTTCGACACGCTAGAGAGTACAATCAACAGGCAATTGACTACAATCAACGAGTTAGAAATGCAGTTGAAAGTAGCCAAACTCTCAACGAGCGAACAGAAGAACGAATTAATCGAAGCGTTGAACTTAATCAACGAACAGAGAACGCAATTAACAGAAGCACGGAACTTACTACAGAAGCAAGAACAGATGCTGAACGAGCAAAAGCTATCATTGGCGAAAGCCGAAATATACTTGAACGAGCAAAAGAAAGAAATACACAAAGCCAAGATGGAACAACGCAAAAGTAAGTTGTTGAATATACTATTAGGTGGTACTGTTATTTATCTTGCATCTAAGCATTAAGGAAGTGATCTAATCTATCTCCTTACCATGCAAAGGCGGATGTATGGAATTTTTATATAAGAGGTCTTGTAAGGGTTGCCCCTTATTTGCCCCTTTTTGAAATGTAGTGCTTAGATAATATAGTAGTGGTGCGGAGCGTTGAGTATAAACCCTCAATCCGCACCATTTCTACAAGCTAATTAACAGATTGTAACGAATTGTAACAAACAATAACGGACATAGAAGTTATATAGCTATTTGGAAAGGGAAGGAGTAACAAATCGTAACGCATTGTAACGATAATTTGCCCCTTTTCTGCCCCTTAAAAAAATAAATATTTGCCCCTTTTATATGAGGGTTGAAAAAAGCCACTGCACATGATGCGGTGGCTCATTTTTTATTTATTTGCAAGTACTTTACCCATATTAGTAATTGCTGCATTTACTTCTTGTTTCATTTCATCAGTTACATGAGTATAGATAGCAAGCGTAGTGCGTGGCTCATTATGCCCCACACGTTCCATAATTGCTTTTAAAGGCACATTGGACTCTGCAAGAATAGATATATGAGTATGTCTGAATGTATGTGTGCTTACTGGTTTGTGAAAGTTAAGCTTTTTTATAATTCGATTAACATAATGTAGATCATATGGTAATCCACCATCAGTAACAAAGATATATCCTAAATCAGTAAACTTAGATTTCCATAATCGTCTTGCTTGATTAGCAGTAATAAAATGATTAATGATTTGTACTGCCCTAGCATCTAGCTTTACCTTGCGGATAGAATGAACATTTTTTGGGGGAAGGCGCATAGCAGGGTCTGAAAAACTACCACGAGTAGACAAAGTAGCGTTTATATCAATCTCTGCATTTTCTCTATCATAGTCTTGAGTGCGAAGGGCAACCATCTCACCAAATCTAAGACCAGTTAATGATTGAAATTCACATAAAAGGGATACATGGTGATTAATAGTATCTAATTGTGATAGTAAATCTTTTAGTTCATCTTTTGTTAGGAATTTAGAACGCTGTTTCTTGATGCGGTCAACATCTGCCACAGGCTTTTGTAGTTCAATATTGTCTAAGAATGAAATGTCACGGATATATTCCATGCGCCTTGCATACTTCAATGATTGTCTAATTAGACTAAGAGAAAGCTTAGTATAATTGTAGGAATACTGGCAAGCAAATTTATCAAAGGTACTTTGGATAATATAGGGGGATAACTTAGACAATAATATATCAGTAGGAAACCATTTAATTACCTGCTTATGTAAATTATCCATACTATATTGTGTAGATGATTTCCTAAAAGCACGCTTGGACTCTAAATATTCAGACACAACATCATTCAATGTCATATCCTTGGCAATGTCTGTATTAGTGGCCAAGTCAATTTTATTTTGCAATTCAGCTTGTGCGATTTTGTATGCTTGTCTACTATTACTATTTAATGTAACAGATATTCTTTTTGTTTTACCGCTATAAGGATCTATATAACGTTCTTGAAATTTATATTTAGTAATACCAGCTTTGGTAGTTACGGTTTCACACCACATTAAAAATACCTCCTAGGCTAAAAATGGTATAAGAAATAAGCCTTAGAGGTATGGTATAATAATGGTGGAGTAAAAATGAAATACCTCTAAGGTATGTAGTTTTTAATGGCCCTCACTGCGGTGGGGGCTTATTTTTTTGTGCAATTAAAGAACATGATGATAGAAATCTATTTTTTCTAACATATCATCTGTAAGTTCTTTCCGTCTTACCATGTGTTCAATTAAATTAACATGATGATCTATATGAAAATCATCATTAATGATATGCAGCAGTTCATGCTTTACTTCATTCCGCATATCTTCAAATGACATATTCTTGCGAATATAAATATTGTGTACACCTTCATCTTCCCCAGTAGATGAAATAGCTTTCACATTAGGAATATCACATTCAATAATATTAATAATCACACTAACAACCCCTAATAGTATTATTTTTTATTTCTAGATTTGATAAATTCTATATAGTTTACCGCTTCTTGCATTTCCTCTTTAGAGATAACACGAGATGCGGAGAATAACATACGCATTTCTGGACGAGTACGAAGCAGTTCCGCATATTCAGCAGTTTCTGCATCTAAATAATAATCTTCTGTTTGTTTAGAAAGAGTAGAAGTAGATCCTTGATGCGGTTCTTGCCAACCCATTAAATATGCAGGCGTAGTATTTAATATTTTTGCAAGTGGCTCAAGTATAGTTAAAGGCAATTTTTCTATTTCATTACTTTCGTAGCGATAATATGTTGCACGAGAAATATTTAACTTTTTTACAATCTCATCGACAGATAATTTATTTTGTTTGCGTAAACGTTTTATTCGTTCATGTATTTGTTCAGTCATAACTTCGTCTCCTTTGAGACAAGTATATTATAAGTGTATCAAATTTGCAACAAATAATTTTAAAAAGTTTAAAATGTTTCATAAATGAGAAAATATGTGTTGACGAGTTAAAATAAAAGTACTATACTTTAATTAATCTCAAAAATGAGACAAAAGGGAGGTGATATATTTGAATGTACAAGCTTTAAAAAGAAAAATATTAGATTGTGGGTATAATATTGTAGAATTTTCAGACAAAGTAAGTATTGATAGAAGCACATTTTATCGAAGACTTGAAAAGGATGGAAATAGTTTCACAATAGAAGAAGCATTACGAATTAAAGATGTGCTTTCATTAACTGATGCGGAAGCTTGCTCTATTTTTTTATCTGAAAAGTCTCAAAAATGAGAAAATAAAAAGGTGAAATCAAATGAAGAAAACAAAGAAAAAAAGAAAATCACCACGTATAACAATCAAGATACATGGTGATTTAAATATGGATAAGTTAGTTAGGTTGTTTAAAATCGCCAATGGAAACAGCAGTTACTAGTGATGTATTCAAAAGGAATGAACCTAGATTATGAGTACCATTAGGAGTAATTAGTTGAATGTCTTTAAGCAGGATAGAATCTTTATCAAATATCATATGACGGTCTGGATTAGGTATGAAATTTTTGTTGGCTGCTTTTTCAGAGCTTTCTAAAAATTGATAAAGAACTTTTGCCTGTGGATTTGAATCATCACTAAAAACAGGGAGCGCAGATAACAGACCTTGGTTTGTAAGAAGTAATAATCTATTATCTTTTAATTCTTTCATGTCTAAAGACATAGCAAAGGAAATTATTTTTCTATGTATATCCATAATTTCACCTCCTTTCAAGGTGATTATAGCAATTATAAAAGAAAGATGAAATAGAAAGGAATGTGTAGTAATGGAAAGTGTTCAACCAAAATACGTGCCTATTAGCACATTAGCTAAGATATGGGGGCGCAGCAAAATGTATATCTATAGAAGAATAGATATGATCCGCAATGAAGGTAGATTTAATGAAATTTGTATGCAACTAGGGCCACAACAAACGCTGGTACATGTAGATAAATTTGAAGCGTGGATGAAAGGACAGCACATGAAGTGGCTAAAGGGGGCATAGAAGATGAACATTATAAATCTAATTACAACCGTGCAATGGTGCTTAGGGATATTAGGGTTAGGACTATATGGAGGAATTGAGCAAGCAGAAGGCTGGCAAATATTAATCAATATAGTTTTAACAATAACAACTGGCATCACAATTTGGATGTTAGGCAGGGTTAAGGAGGTGATAAAACATGAAAGACAAAAAAGAAAAAGCACTAGATCTACTAAAAACATATTTAATGTTTGATGATGAAGAAATGCAAGTTTTAAGGGAACGAATTACATCAATTAGCGTAAGCAATAAAAGCGCAAGTTTAGACTTTACTATTCTTGCTAATGGATGCGCTATTTTTGTTAAGCGAAAGACAGGGGAATATGTATTACGCATAACAGGTAAAGGCCCAATTAAAGAAAACAAAGTATATCTTGCGTTAAGGGCAAGAGAAATACTGCTTGATGCGGTGATGAATAATGAGTAAACACTGCAGCATATGTGATGAGTGCAATAAAAAAAGCCATGCCTACATACACTGTAGACAGGCTAAAGGGATTATATGTATGGAAC